CGCCACCTCAATCGCACCGTTCAACAAGCCGCCAGCAAGGGAGGCAGGAATGGCCTCATCATCCGGTACGCCAGACTCGTACATGTCCATGTACAGATTGCCGGCCTCCATCTTGCCAACGGTTGCAAAGGTTGCTATTCCAACACCGGCTGCCGCTGCTGGAGGTCCACCGATTGCCATGCCAATCAAACCACCAGCCACCATCTCTGGAACATTCTCAAGATTCTGCGCGACCATTTCGGCTGTGCCAGCCAAGATTCCTGGCTTGCCGAGTGAGGCCAATGCAGTCATCTGATCCTTTAGTTCTTTCGCCTGTGCATCAAGTTCCGGCGAGCGACCTTCAATAGCCATTCGCTCGCCAAGTAGACCTCGCTCAATGGACGCGCGACCAGTCATATACCCACGAACTAGTTCACCTGGAATGAATGTTGCGTCCCACGGACGGCCGCCTGCCAAGGCTCCAACATCCTTGAATAGGCGTTCAGTAGTCGAAAGATTGTCTATATCGTCATAGGCAATCGCTGCAAAATCCAAGTTCTCCAACTGCCGTGCAAGGATCGGATCATTCCGCATCAGGTCGCGGCTGGCGATGTCACGCATGATTGCCGCATGCTTGACCTGATCTTTGTTCCGAAGTACCAGGTCATAGTTCAGGTTCATCGGTGCGCCAAGGCGCTGTGCCTCGGCTGCATCATCCGGCGAATGCTGCGTGGCATTCATCAACGATGCCTGCATAGCATTGCGACTAGAGTTCACAATGCGAAATGCATCGGCATCCACATCTGGAGGTGCATTGGGTGGTGGGATGAATGACGCCTCCAGCTGAACTGGCTGTGCAAACTTTCGACGCAGAGTGTCGAAATCGACTGACGGAGGCAAGATGTTGAATGTGGTCGATTCTTCTCCAAACACCGATCCCGGAACGGTGCCCCCGGTCTGATCCGGCTGTTCGATTCCATCAATCACGGAACTGGCCTCTCTCGCGCTTGGCGTTATACCACTCTGCAATTTGTTGCTGCGATGGATTTGCTGCACCGGCCTGAATCAACGCCTGTCTACCAAGACGGTAATACATGGCAGGAATCTCATTGCCGGCAACATTGACATATGCAGTACGGAACTGCTCCTGCGTCATCATTCCCATTGGAAGCGTTGGATCCCGGCCAAACTGCGATAGCGACGCACGATCCGTAATGATGATCTGGTCGATGATTTTTTGCTTCTCTTGCCTCGACAGCTTCTTTCCAAGCCTCTGCTGCTCCGCATCAATAGTCATCTCAATGTTGTTTCGCAACAGAGCAGACTGTGATCGCTCTGTATCGTTTGCTGGTTGAATCAGGTTTGTGAACCCATTATCGGCCAGCGTGGCATTCAACTGCTGTGCATCGACTGTGGCCTCGAAGATACGCTCTGGTTGCGCCAGTTCTTTGCGAAGCCTAATCCGTGTTTCAGGAGTCATCTTTGAAGCATTGTCGTCAATGAACTTTTCGGTCAACAGGCTCGGATTGCGCGCCAGTTCTTCCTGAACCTTCAGATCATCCTCCTGGATCGCTCCCTTGCGAATCCGTTTTTGATCCCTTGCATCAAGGCCATTCCACAGCAGCGGAGGAACGGCACCAATGCCAGATTGGGCGACAAGGTTTTCAACCGTATCAAGGTTGGTTGCATACGCCTTCTTGCGGGCAGACTCCATCGTTTCATACTGTCGGCGTAGATTCGCCTGCACATCACCGCGAATCGAATCATCTTTGATACTGTCCGCAATCTCGAGCGCATCTGAAAGCGATTCTGGCATTCGGCGAACGCCAAGATCCTTCAGCAACTGGATACCCTTGTCCTCCGTGGACAGTGCTGCCTTTCCGTATTGCAGGATGTTGGATGTGTAGTCGCCGACCATCCATCGGTCGCGGTTGGCATCGATAGCCGTCATTAGGCGATCTCCAGCCTCGCGCTCAACCATTCCACCCTTGATCTGCTCCCTAGTGAACTTGTACGCGGCGTCGTACTCGTTATCCATCATCATGCGATTGACCACACCCTGCGTGATGCTTGTCGTGATGCCCTGTTTCAGAGCCGTCATTTGAGCAGAGTCTGGAGCAAATCCAGACAACTCACCTGCGCGAGTAATCTCCTGCAACGCCAATCCCTCGTTCACTCGGTATTCACTACCTGGAACATCACGGTTTGATGCGTCTTGAATCGCCAACTGCACGCGCATGTCAGCTCGCGCCTTTGCTTCCCCTATGGCATAAACCTTTGTCTCTCGCTGATAATGGTCCAATAACTGCGTCTGGAACGTCATCATGTTTCTGGCGATGACGGGCTCAAGCATCCGCTTCTGGGTGTCGTTCGTGGTGCGGTCGAGCGCCTGTTGCCCAAGGGCCACCAAAGCCTCCTGCGTGCCTTGGAATCCATCGACGGCGCTCTTGCCTACAGACCGCAGGTATCCGTTCTGACCGCGTAGGAGGTCATTGGCGTTCGTCAGCATCCATGTGTCGGCGGCCTTGGCATTGGCGTCATCGATATCGTCCTGGATGGCACTGCCGACCCTGAACGCCACATTTCCGGCCTGCGTCATGGCCTGCCCGAACCGAACTTCCTGCTGCGCGGCAAGGTTCTCGGCGGTGGCAATCTGTGGTGCCTGGAACTGACCGATGTCGCCGCCGACCTGCGGAGCGACCTGTGGGACGAATGTCGTGGGTACGGTTGGCATGGTCTACCTCACATCCGCTGCGTGGATACGCCGGACAGCAATTCCTCAAGTCTGCGGTTTCTTGCCCAGGTGCTGCCAATGTCAGCCGCACTACCAAGCAGACTGGTGCCCATTGCAAGGCCGGGATAAATCGTTCCAGCCGTTGCCTGAAGGTTTGCAGCAGAAATATCGGCCATCGTTGCACCAACACCGATATTGAACGCCTGAAGCCGCGTCGCCTCCTGCGCCCGGACGGTCGCTGAATTGATCGACAAACGGTCTATCTCCTTGATGACATCCATGCTGCCCAAAGTCTCTGCTGCGGTTCCAGTACCCAAGGTGGCACCTCGAGCAGCCAAAGATGCCCGCGCACCGGCTCGCGCCTGACCAGCTTGCATTGAATACCGTCCGAACTTCAACTGGCCCTCGCGTCCAATCTCCGTTGCCGTGAACTCGGCTGCGCGCTGATTCACTCTCGCCATCTGCGCTGCAAACGCCTGATTCTGCGCCTGCATCTTCAACTGGTTCTGCTGGCTCTGGGCGCTGTAGTACGACCCGATGGCACCTGTTGCAGCACCAAACATCGACATGATCGGACCAGCAATCAATAGACCCTGTGCAAGATCACTTGTGAATACCGCATTGGACGGAGCTGCCTTCGCTGCCTCTGCCATCGAATCACGCGCCATTGAGTTCAGATACTGATAGTCCTGTGGGGCTGTCAGCATGGTGGTTCCAAGTCCTGGCGTCGGCGCAAACGTATTTGCAGTATTGGTTGTATAGATGAATCCCATTGTCAGCCTCCTAGCGTCACATCAAGCGTCAAGCAAATGATTGACACTGGCAATGGATCGGCCTGCCGAACATAAATCTGTCCGCTCGCAACCCATGATGGCGTCAACTGGACATCCACCTCGTCTGTCTTCAATGCAGGAGGCGTGCCATACGGTTCCGTGGATCGCTGTTTTACTTCTGTCAGATTGTCAAGGTTCGGACCTACGAAGATGCCGCTTGAGCGATAAACCCGCAACCATGCATGATTCACGTTCTTGTATCGACCCTGCCCAGATCCGTCGATATTCAGAGAAATCGGCATTGTCTGCAAATCGCTGTTGTATTGCAGTCCGACATGGATGATCGTTGCCGGACGATCAATGGTGATTGTTCCACCCGTCACGATTTCTTGCGGAAGAACCGCACCGTCCGCCAGAATGCTGACCGTCTTGCCCTCGAGGTGCGACAGTCCGCTCACCACATCACGTGCCCAAGCCCACACCGTGGTTGCAACTCCTCGCAACGCCACCGGAATTGTGATGTCAGTTCGACCCGAAACCACGGTGCCGCTGGTATACGCCGTGATCGTCAGCCGGTACTTGTTGCCGGCCGTGTCAGTCAGAACAATCACATCTCCGACATCGCCGGCCACGAACGTGCTTGCACTTGCCGTGATCGTCAAGGTATCTGCCGATGTCCAAGTCGTTCCACCAGTAACCGTCATGGTGGTGCTGCCCGTGTTCGTGCCGTCATATGTCAGGCCGCTGTCCACGAAGAAGCAGTCTTCCAGATCCGTTACCTCCCGAGTTTCAAATCGCTCGACATATCGCTTTGTCACGCCTCCGATGGTGCGTTTGACGATGACGTACAGTGCGTCCTCATTGCCCTCGGCGACCGCCGTGCAGGACTCGAATAGTCCATCCGTGTCGTGCCAGTGCCAGGCGTTGACCTGCTGCTCCGGAACATATGTCAGGCCAAGCAACTTTCCGCTGTCACTTACAAACCACAATAGCGGATGCGGCGACTTGCTATAGCACATATCCACGATGTTGTAGGTGTCGAACAGGTGCGGCGCACGAAGCGATAGGTCACCCGTCACGAATCCGCTCGCCTGCCATGAGTATCCAAGCTCGCGCACATGGCCGCCTCGAGCAGCGCAGTACACCACCGTATTGTTCACAATCGACGGCTGGACATTGTTCGCTCCAATGTATGACTGCGGTCGAACCGAGATGGTAGTTGGCGTGATGACATCGCTGTTTACTGGCGACACGCGCCATTCTGCCGCGCTCGTCAATAGCAGCAACTGCGTCAGCGGGACAATGTGCCTGATCGTGTTCGCTTCTCGCGCCGCCACTCGGAAGTTGATTCGATCCGTGTCCTGCAACGGAATGTGATATGACATGTCGCTCTCGGTGCCTGTACGGGTCATCCAGAGCGTTTGTGGAGCATTCGTCGTTCCAGCAAACACGCGGCGCTGCTCAAAGTAACTGACTGCGCCAGGGTAGTTGTTGCCGCTTGCAAACACCGTTTCCACGACAGGTGGCGAAATGCCCATGTCAGGCGCGATGTTGTTGTCGATAAACGATGTGCTTTCGGTCTGACCGATGTACCCGTACAAACCGCTTTGCTGCTTGTAGACGTTGTACCTTGATGCACCAGTCACCGCAGCCCAACTGATCGTGTTGTATGCGCCCTCCACCACGAGGCTGTTTGTAGCACTGGCCGCTGGTGACGCCGGAGTTTCATCGACTCCGTTGGAAGCGATAGCCGTGATGACGTATGTATTCGTGAGTGTCTGCGTTTGCACAATTGGCTGCACCAAACCGCCAGTTGTGTAAGCCGAATAAGCCGTGGTATTGACCTTGACGCCAGTTTGGAAGTCACTCACCGAGAACCGATCCACAGCGTGGAATGTGTCGATGATGTAGAACTTGTCGTTGATCTGCGTCATTCCACCAACGCCGCTGATGTAAATCGCATCACCTTCAGCCAAAGTCTTGTTCTTCGCATCGTTGGCGACCGTGATATGGCCCGGATTCGCCTGCGTGATGGCCGTGATGTTGATGCCCTGTCCCTTGGTTGCAGTCACAGTGGGCGCTGCCGGCGTGGCAATGTCAGCTCCAAACGTGATCGTCTTCAGCACCCATGTGGTCGCACCAAGGCGACGCAGTTCCCGAGGCGCATATGACGGATGCACCAGTGTCAGCACGTCGGCAGACTGCACATGGTGGATATTGAACAAATCCGCCGCCGCATATGGATTTGGAATCTCATATACACCGGATGGCATCGCATACCAGTAGGTTGCGTTAGGTGGCGCGTTGCCGGTTGTTGCGGCAATACAGTAATAGTTCACGCCTCCGCTACTGACCAGATCGCCCACCGCATAGGTCGTGGCTCCGTTGTATGCGGCCGGTGATCCTGGCGTCAGCGTAGCCCCTTGTGTATGGAACCGGATGTATCCGGCTCCAAGTTCAATCACCATCGTCTGGGTGGTGCTGTATGTGAACGGGATTAGTCGCGTAGCCACCAACGAATTCTTCACCTCGCGCACGAACTTCGTGCCAGCGCGGTTCTCGGCCGGCCCCTGCGGCAATGCCACAAAGTTCCTCATTGTGGCCGCGCCTGTTTGGAACTTCACGTCATCAATGCGACCAAACATCTCTGGAGACATCTCGCCGCCCGCGAAGGATCGGAAGTATGTGCGCGTGCTTGGCATAGTTCAGCGCCCGCTGATCCAGGTCGTGATGTGCTCTGGCCGAATGTTGCGCTGGTTTGCGTCCGATGCGCGGGCCTGTTGTAGATAGGCCATCATCATTTGGGCGCACCGCTTGCCTTCCGCTGCACCTTGATCGCCCTTCAGAATTGGGCCGGCCAACATGGATGCTAGATGCCATGCCAATGCCATGACGAACAGCGGATCAAACTTGGTTGTGTCAGTCACCAACGCCTGATACCGCAGAAGTGCATTCTGCTGATTGGTGTAGATGACCTTGTTTCCGCTTGTATCAGTTTCAATCTGATACTGCTGCGGCACATACGCGCCCGCAGCTACAAACGGAGCGTTTGTCCACCCATATCCAGCCGTATCAGATGGGTAGGCACGCAGCGCGTAATCGTTCTCTGCTTCCGGAGGCAGTACCGCTACAGCGGTCATCATGTCGCCAGGACAGGCATATGCGTATTGCCACATCGTGTACGGCATCGTGACCGACGCCAAACTCACACGACGTGACGCGAAGTTCCAAGAGTGCATCTGAAGCAGACTGTCTCGCGCGATTGCATAAAACCTCGCACAATGCTCTGCCTGCGAAGATCCCTCTGGCGGATCAATGCTGGAAACTGTTGCATCATCACCAAGGTATGCCAGTGCCAGGTTGCAGATTTCGACTTCAGATGCCATGCCACCCTCCTGCGCGTGAAGGAGGGCCGGGACTAGCCCGACCCTCCTTCTTTGCGCCTAGTGCAGTTTCAGAGTGTCAGCCGTTCTCGTTGACAATCGCCGTCTTGCGTGGCCGACCCGGACGCCTGACGGCGACCGCATCGACATGCACTTCCGGCTCACGATCCAGCTCCGGCTTCTTGTCCAAGTACTCAAGGTTCGTGTTGAACGACCCCTTGTACTCAAACTCGTCACCGGGCTGTCGCAGTCCGTTGTCCACGAAACACAGAATCTTGGCCTTGACTCTTGCCATGTGTTTACCTCATCACGAAACCGTGAAGCCACTCGCGTAGAACCGCTTGCCGTCCTGGATGTCCAGCACGACGTCAGCGCGAACCGCTCCGGCGGTGTGGGTACCAGTCGTGACAATGTTGGCACCGAGGTATCGCACCGCAGCACTGCCCAGCGTCTGCTGCGGATTGATGCGAACCACGATCTGCGCGCCAACCACAAGGCTGGCGAGCGCGATCGGGCCGGTTTCGCCCACGACCTTCGGAGACGTGTCCAGATCGTCGGTGCTGTCCACCACGACCTGGAAGGTCGCGTTGGTGCCACCAGCAAACGCAGTCGTGACGGTGAAGATGCAGTACAGGTCCGTACCTTCGCCAATGTCACGGTTCTGCGATCCCTGCGCGACGGTGTACACGGAACCGCTGGCGGTCGCCGTGTATGCAGTGTTGCTCTGCATGTCGATCACGTCAGGGAAGTCGTAGGTACCGGCGGTACCAAACGTGGAGTGAGTAAGGCTGCCGAGCAGCATGTTGTTGTCGAGAATCATGTGCGTGTTTCCTTTCTGTGTTTGCCTATCAGGTGAGACGGGCTTCGGCGTTGATGAGCTGATCCACGCGACGGCACGGGACGCCAAGGAACGACAGGTAGTTGTCGGGCGTACCGAACTGCGTGAGACCCTGGTTGACCGCGAGAACGTTCTGGCTCTTCTCGAGGGCCTGAATCGCCAGAGCAGAGTGAACAGTGCGGTTCATGTAGAACGCGGGGCGACCAGCACTCATGCTCGGCATGCGGTACAGAGCGCGTGCCATGAGCTTGATGAGCAGGGTTGCAGCGTTGCTCGCCTGCGAGCCGGTTGCACCGACCAGATCGCTCACGTCGAGGTTGGCGATACGAACTACGTAGCGCCAGTCCTTCACGACGAGACCGTTCTTCCACTGGTAACGGGTCGCGTACGCCTGGAGACGGTTGCTGCCGTCATAGACAGTCTGCTCGCCCAGATCCTCGTGCATGAGGCCGGCGGTGCTGCCCTTCGGGAACGGGCAGTACACCGTGTTGTCGCCCCACATGACGAGGTACACGGAAGTGTTGTCACTGCCGGTGCCGCCGCCCTCGATGATGTTCTGGCCGATGCCACTGCTGCCCGGGGTCGCCGAGTAGCGCGCAGCAAGACCAAGGAACGACTTCGGCTCAATGGCTGGGTTGCCATAGAACATGGTCGCGGCCTGGGTCTGGTTCATGGCCTCAAGGAAGGCCACGTCCTCGGACAGACGGAACTGCGCCGTGTTGCCGTGGAGCAGGGCCAGATCCTTGTCCACCTCGCTGCGGGCCTCCAGAATGCCGCAAGCCTCATCGACCTGCGCGGTCTGTGACTTGCTGTTCGGGATGCCCTGGTTCAGGGCGCGCCAGTACACGGCCGGCAGGCCGGTGCGGATCACGACGCGCTCGCCGGTGGGCAGGTTGCCCTCCTTGAACACGCAATCGTCAAGAATCTCGTTGCTCTGGGACAGGAGTTCCGCGATGACCGGAATGCGGCCCTCGGGGTCGGTGCGCTTGGCCCAGTCGGCCAGCGTCAGGTTGCTATTGGAGAGAACAGCCATTGTGATTTACCTCGTTTAGGTGTTGGGTTGATTTGAGTACAGAACAGTTGCTGCATCGTCAAAGGTGAACGGACCCCGCGAGCGCGAGGTAGAAGCCGATCCCTTCACGATGGTGTCCTCGCTAATCGACTTGCCTGCGCGATACATGAACCGAATCAATTCGGGATGATTGCCCAGGCCGGACTCATTCAGCAACGCGCGCAGTTCATTCGTTCCAAAGGCATCCAGAGCCTTCTTCGCGACCGACAGGTTCTGGGAGAGCTTCTCTCCACCGAATTCCTTGTCTGAAGTGGACGCCTCGGCCCACTGGTCCCGAATCGACTTCAGGTTTGCCGCTTGACGTTCGGACAGCGTGGTGCCCATCTTGTCAAGAATCTTCTGCGCTTCCTCATTCGTCAGGTCCAATTCCTTGGCAACTTCGGAGAATCGCGACACAACCTCGTTGTCGAACTGTCGGCCTTCGGGCGCCTTGAATTCGTACTTCTCGGGTGCGCCGGCGGGCTTGCTTTCCGCCGCTTCCTCGGTTGCGTTGGTCTTGGCCGCCTCAACGGACTTGTCCGCTTGCGGTTCCTGGGACGGTGAGGACTTTGCAGTATCTCCGTACAACGCCTTGGCCGTAGCCTCGGACGTTTGGACGGGTTCAGCAGATGCTGGCGTACCGCTAGTTGGATTGGCGGTTTCCATCATCGTTGGTTCGCTCATTCGCTTGCTCCTTCATCATGGTTGGATACAGTTCAGGGCACTGCGAGTGGATCAGGGCCAGCATGCGAAGACCGTAGTTCCGGTTTCCCTCGGCGAAGGACATTGCCATCGCGTTGGTGTTGAACGACGAACGGAACACGCCTGCCTGATCCAGGAGCCGCCAAATGACGCGACGGCCCCGCTTGTTGCCCATGAGCCACTTGATGTCCGCTTCTTCATTCTCCTTCGCCAGTCTGTCGCGCAGCTCGCGGTCTGCTTTGCTGCGTTCCTGACCACGAAGGTCAAGCGGGTCGTAGTTGCTCACGGCGGAACTGTAGAAATCCTGTAATCAGTTACGGGCACCGGATTACGACATGCCACGGTAAAGCAGCGTTGCATTTGCGTCGTTGCGAGCCTGGCCTGACTGAATCTCAATGTCCGTGATCTGCAACTCGGCCATCGGCTCGACGCCCTCAAACGTCTTGGTTTCGGACGCCGACTTGACGTAGACCTTTGCCATGATGGTCATCTCCGTACCAATGCGCGGAGCAACCGTCAGGCCGAGCGCCTTCAACTGGTCAGCCTCGAGCTTGATGCACAGTCCCTCTGGATACGACGGCTCATCCATCTCGGCCTGTCCCGGCATCTCCTCAACTTCCGGCTCCATCTTCATACTGACCATTGCCATGTTGGTTCCTTTCAGAGTTCCAGCGGCGACGGCGATCCGTAACCGCTGAACATGTTCATCACGTCAGTCAGGGCGTTCTGCTGGCCGCCGGTTGGCGCGCCGGCCAGGTTCTTCGCGACCTTCGACTGCTGCTCCATGACGGCCGCCTGTTCCTTGGCAGCCATCGCCTTGTTGCGGGCATCGCGCAGCATTGCAACCTGCTTGTCCGCCACGATCAGGCTGGGGTCAATTCCGAGCATGTCGCCATAGACATCGGCCCACTGGTCGCTGTCGAACTTGTCCAGCACGTCTGGCTTCATGGTCGCAATCTGGCCCAGATTGCCCACGAATCTATCGACTGCGTTTGTACCAATCGCTCGCTGTGCCTGCGCCAGCATCGACACGAATTCGACATTGAGATCCATGCCCTGCAACTCCTCCGGTGCCGGCGGAATGATGCCGGCCTGGAGCATGCGCGTGAACGTGATGTCAACCAGCGGGTCCAGAAGTTC